CCCCCCCCCCACAGCGTGTCATTCCTGATCCGCTCTTGCTAGAAGGCGAATACGATGAACTCCCCTATTGAGCTGACCTGGGTTCGCTGGATTTTCAAGCAAATGCGTGGCCGCTTCGGTTCGTCGTTCGTAAACAAGTTCAAGTCCGATGAGCTTATACCTGAGCCGCACGAATGGGCCGGTTGGGATAAGGGATTGTACGAAGCCATGAAGGTTTGGGCGCATGCGCTGCGCGGCTTGACAAAGGCCGACATCGAGCATGGCCTGAATGCCACGTTCAAAGGTCCGCCGTCTAGCGATGAGTTCAAGACCGCATGCCTGACCGGGCGAAACTACGCAGCGATGCCGCATAACCGCTTCCAGGCATTGCCAGCGCCGAAACTGTCGGGTGAACAGATCGCCGCGCATATGGACGAAGTGCGCAAGGTAACAGCCACAATGCGCTCTGATCGCAAACAAGACGGCATCAAGACGGATTGGGCCTACAAGATTGCCGATGAAGTTCAACGAGGCATGTACTGCGGCGGCATCTGGTGCAAGCGTATTGCTGCAGATGCTATCCAAACAGCGCGAGAGCAAGTTCCTGAATCATTGCGGCCTTTCTTGACTGTCCATATTGAAGACTCCTGAAAAAGCTCTTGCCTAGTGCTCAATGAGCGCATATAATGAACTCATAGATAGCACAACGATGAAGGAAATAAACATGATCACAACGACTCTTAAGCAGCTACGCGAAGCTGGCGCATGCATAGACGGATACAACAAACTTGTTCGTGCCATTCAAGGCGAGCAATTCAGCGAGGAAGATGAACTGCGCGAAACTTATATTCGCTTCTCGCACAAAGAACCGATTTCGCTGGCGTTCATCCTTGAGAGCAATGGGATAGATGATGCGCTGTGGGCGCTCCGTGCATGCGAGCAGACGAAAGAACTCCAGCGCGCAGAACGACTGTATGGCGTTTGGTGTGCTCGCCAAGTTCAGCACCTCATGACCGACCAGCGTAGTATTGATGCACTGGACGTGGCAGAGCGCTTCGCCGTTGGCGAAGCAACAGATGAAGAATTGTCCGCCGCCAGTGACGCCGCCTGGGCTGCCGCCTGGGCCGCCGACAGGGCCGCCGACAGGGCCGCCAGTGACGCCGCCAGGGCCGCCGCCAGTGACGCCGCCAGTGACGCCGCCTGGGCTGCCGCCTGGGCCGCCGACAGGGCCGCCAGTGACGCCGCCAGGGCCGCGCAAAAGCAGAAATTCATTGAAGTCTTTTGCGGCGATGACGCGCCCAATATCTGAAGGGAAAATCATGGGATCCGCAAGACGTAATGAATGTTTCCCCGATCCTTCTGAGATTATTGCAGCTCGTGAGAATTTACACCTTTCGACGCTAGATTGCGCAAAGCTCGTGCATAGTGCGCGACGGACGTGGCAGCAATGGGAATCTGGAGACAGAAAAATGCATCCAGGGCTGTGGGAGCTGTTCCAAATCAAGACAGGGAAACTGAAATGACCAAGCCATTTGATCTAGAAGCAGCCAAGGCCGGCGCGAAGGTTAAGACGCGAAATGGCGACCGTGTCGAGCTGTTCGTATTCGACTTGTCTGGCGCTCAGCCGATTGGTGGTGTTCTTACTGCTGCAGATGGCACGAAGTCACTAGAGACTTGGGACAACAGCGGTATCTACAACCGAAATTTCCAGTCGTTCGGCGTGATTGACCTTGTGATGGGCGAGGAGGGTGAGGAATGAACAAAATTAATAACTGCGGGCTGGAATTCCCGATGCAAGATCCGCAAACTATTCACGAAGTTTCTATTGCAGCCGTAGAAGGAATTCCCGCCTATATTCAATCACGCGCTGAGGCGGTGGTCGGCATGAGCCTGCGGGATTACTTCGCGGCTGCGGCGCTCCCAGCCGTGTATGCAGAGTTCTTCAGGGGGGTAATCGCTGGTGAACATGCCTTCTCCAATGTCTGGCGAGATGACATTGCTCATGGTGCCTATGCACTGGCCGACGCCATGTTGGCTGATCGCGCGAAAGGAGGTGCAGCATGACCGACCGCGAACTGCTGGAGCTGGCGGCGAAGGCTTGTGGCCTATACCGAGAATGGAAGGAGCCAGATTATGAAGTTCAATGGAATGGTAATGGTCTTTGGTGTTCAGGAATGGGGAAAGGATTGCTTTGGAACCCGCTAGACGATGATGGCGACGCGCTGCGGTTGGCGGTGAAGCTTGGAATGGAAGTCTACATCGACACGCATCCTGATGGGTGTGAATGCACGGAAGCGTATTCCGTGACGTACGGCATATCAAATGGAAGATCAATTGTGAACCATAATGGGGATGTGTATTCCGCCACCCGTCGCGCCATCGTTCGATGTGCAGCTGAAATAGGGAGAAACATGAAATGAACGACTGGATTTTGTGGATGATTATCGGTCTTCTAGCGTTGGTTTGGCTCCTAACTTGGTACGTCGATTTGGAGTGCAGAAAGTCACAAGAAGCCATGAAGGATTCGCCTTGGCCATCGGCGTTGCAAGATGCGTCAGAAGAGCGCGAATGGTGGCAGCCATGAAAGTAGATTGGGTTCATGTTGGTTATCGGCAGGATGGTAGGCCAGTGCTGCGCGCAGTCTGGCTGACTTACTGAGTCACAGGCTGGGTTTCACGGGCAATAAACATAGCAACGGCGCGTAGTTTCAGCGCGTATGTATTTCATAGGGCGCTGATATGGCGCACTTCATACAAAGGAATTTTTATGCGTAACGTGGATTATCGAGCGGACAAAGAATTTGTGGGTATTGCGGCCTTGTCCGGCCTGACCTTCTCAAAAGTCGAGCAGTTTTCCGATGGACAAATCGAATTCGAGACTGGAGATGGCCGCGTGTTTGTCATGCTCCATTTTCAGGATTGCTGCGAGTCTGTTGGAATAGAAAGCATCGTCGGCGATCTATCCGATCTGGTTGGGGAGCCGATCATAGTTGCAGAGGAAGTGACGGGCGAGACTGCGCAACCGGTTGGATGGCAGCCTTATGAGTACAGCGAAAGCTTTTCCTGGACTTTCTACAAGCTGGCCACTCGCAAAGGTTACGTCGACATCCGCTGGTTCGGCGTGTCGAATGGCTATTACAGCGAGTCGGTCGACCTAGTCGAACTGAAAAATCCTGCCGCCTAAATGGGGGAATCATGGAAACGAATGAACGGAAGTATGGCGGCATGAACAATGAACGATATTGCCAGCATGGACGCCATGAAAGATCTTGTTATATCTGTTATATGGAAGAGGAAATCGTTGAATTGACGGAGCGCCACGCCCGTGAGTTGCGCTCGGTGGCTGAGGCAGTGCTGGAGAGAAGCGCAGTCATTGGTGCCAGGAAAGCCGAAGCCTGCCGCCTGCCGGACGGGCAAGCAGTGGCCGACGCCGTGCGATCCATCCACCTGCCCTCCCTCATCGCCAACGTGACGGGGAAGGCCGAGAGTTTCTACAGTGGTCAGCTTGGTGTGCCGGCAGACGGGCAGCCCCAGCCGAGCGGGGAGCGGACGGCTCCTATTCCGACGTGGATGCAGCACACCATTGCCGATATAGCGCATTTGGCCGGCATAAATGGTGAGTCGCTTGCAATTCTGGCGCACGCCTTGGGGCGTGAAGAGCTGACTCTCGTTCAGAAGTTGACGATCCCACTTTCTGAGCAGTGGCCGCACGTCATCGCCAGCCAGGGCGCGGAGCCGGTGGGATATATCGACCCTAGCGATCTGCACCGGATGGGGAGGTGCGCCATGACTGAATTCGAGCAAGTGCGCCTATCGCTGCGGCGGGCGCTGGATCACATCCCGCGCAATGTCCGTAAGTACGTGGAAGATGCTGCCGCGCTGCTGGAGCGCACCGAGGTGGCGCGGGTGGCGGCGGAGGAGAACTACCAAGCAGCGGCACTCCGCGCAAATGCGAATGCCGAAATGTTCAAGCTTCTTCAATTTGAGAACAAACAACTCCGCGCCCAACTGGCCGAGGCGCAGAAGGATGCGGAGCGGTATCGGTGGCTGCGAAATCCGACAGTCGATGTTGGTTTTGTACTTGATAAATGCGTCGGCCACTTGGAAAGCGGACACGGCATTTACGAATACAAAGCAGGCGAAGAGCTGGATAACGCCATTGACGCAGCGCGATCCACTAGCCAGCAGCCGCAATGGTCGCATCCGGACGGCTTCGGCGGCGGGTTGATGGGGGAGATATAGTGGATGCACTCTACTGGTGGACTGGCGTGATCGTCTGGCTTTCCTTCGCAATGCTTGCACTATACATGGCTCTCTATCCGCTAATCTGCGCCATCAGCTTCAACATATTCGTTGCGGCGGCGGCCCACCGGCAGGGAGTATTTGGAAAGCTGAAATGGCGCAAATTGCCAGCATCGATAATCCGTGACTGGCGGATGTTCTCGCAGGAGGGAGTCAGTGAGATACGCACGGCACAGGCCGCATGGTATGGCCCATTCAACTGGAGTTTCTATGACGACGAATAAGATCAGCCCCGTGATCGTCACGTTTAAGGCGCTGCCTGGGGTTCGGGTGGTAGCGGTGAAGGATAATGGTACTGGATGCATAAAATGTCGTATCCATCGTGCCCATCAGGACGAGGAAGGCGGCATTGGCATATGTGGTGATGGCAATAACTATCCAAATTGTGGTTGCGTGGCACGCAGATTTTACTGGCGCGAAGTGGTGGGAAATCCGCGCTGACCGCCAGATGCCAAGTCTGTACGTCACAAAGTATAAGGATTGATGAAATGCTTAAATCCACGTGGGAAGAAAACAAGAAGCTAACGCCAGTTGTGCAGATGCTTACAGGAGCGCTGGTATTGCCAATTATCGCTGCCCTATGCTTCTTGATGGGGATATGCTTTACGCTTATCGGCCTGTTTCGTCTACCCATGTGGGTCATCAATGGAGGAAGAAAATCATGACAAAACGAATTATCACGAATGGCCGTTTTTTGCTCAGCTTCGAAGGTGCATGTTTGCAGGAGAAGGACATGAACGCCGTGAAGAAATTGCCTAGCAAGATCGCCAAGCTGTTCATCGAAGGTAAGGCCAGCGGTAAGCGTGCTGTGTCTAAAATACAGACCATCGGCGGCAAGGAATTATGGGCTGATCGCGTGACGGGAACACTGTATGGGATGGACGGCTTATGTAAGAGCAGTCCCGTATTGCGCATTGAGGTCGCATCATGAGCAAGCAGGTATTCGCCATAGCATCAAACAAGACGCTGCGCGAGGACATGCTTAATGTATGGAACATGGTCAATGCCTTGGTCAATGACGAGAAGAAGGGCGTAAAGGTCACTGTGCAGACGGCAGCAATTCGCTCTCTGGATCAGAACAGGCGACTTTGGGCCATGCTTAATGATATATCACAGCAAGTGGAATGGTATGGGCGCATGCTAGAGCCAGATGACTGGAAGCATGTGTTTTCTGCCGCGCTGAAGGGTACAGATGCCGTGCCAGGTATCAACGGCGGCTTTGTGGTACTCGGTAATCGCACAAGCGAAATGAGCATCAAGGAAATGGGCGAGCTGATTATGTTAATGGAAGCATTCGGCGCAGAGAAAGGCGTGAGGTTCCGTGCGCCGGAGTGGAGGGAAGAATGACTAAGGCAGAACGCGAGCACTACGACCGTATTGCTTCCATGGGCTGCATCGTATGCCGCAAGCAAGGTCACAAAAGAACCACCGCTGAGGTGCATCACATTCGTGAGACTGCGGGAATGGGGCAGCGCTCGCATTATACTGAGACAATCCCGCTTTGCCCGGCGCATCACCGTGGCACGATGCATCCCATCATTCCAAGCATTCATTTGGACCGTTCCGCCTTTATTGCAATCTACGGAGACGAAATGCAGCTTCTAGATGAAACAAGGAGATTGCTCAATGACAGGATTAGGTAAAGGAATAGCCGTCGGATTCGAGTTTATTGCTACTTCCATAGTATTTTCATCTGGGCATGACGGATGGCAGTGGATTTTGTTTTGGACCATGATAGTCGCACTATGACTGAACATGATCATCAAGTTGCGCTCATGCGCTGGGCTAGGCTATCAAGCGGACTATACTCAGAACTTACGTTGCTCTATGCAGTGCCTAATGGCGGACAGCGCAACGAGATAGTAGCAGCAAAGCTCAAGGCGGAAGGCGTGCAAGCCGGCATTCCTGATCTTGTGCTGCCTGTGGCGCGATCTGGCTATCACAGCCTGTACCTTGAATTGAAACGCCCTAAGACTGGCCGAGTGAGCGAACTACAACGCGCGTGCCATGAGGCCCTCTCCAAGCAAGGCAATGCAGTGGCAGTGGCGTATGGTTGGGAAAGAGCGCGTGATATCCTAGTTCAATATCTCAGCGACAATTGGACAAACGAGATATAATTTTTACATGCGGGCATAGCTCAGTTGGTAGAGCGCTATCCTTCCAAGTTAGATGTCAGGAGTTCGAATCTCCTTGTCCGCTCCAGATCCTCAGAGCTGACCTTACGGTTACGCTGGTTACGTCCCGATCAGCTCTGATGATACCGGCCTTGATCAAGGCTCGCTGGTATGCCGGGTGCCAACGCATACCTCCCAGATTCACTTCTCACCAATACTAAGAGGCAAGAACGATGAGAGGTCTCCGTAATGACGTTAGAGCTATGGCTGAGGCTCATTGCGGCCGCCGTGTCGTTTCTCGCCTTAGTCGTTTATGTTCTGCGCCAATTCATAGAATGGACAAGACGCAATGAGTATTCTGGAGTCGCCAAGAATAGCGAGCGGAGTGGCGATTGCCACAGGGACGGTAGGCAGTTGGAATTGGGCAACAGCCGCGACGAACTTGCAGGCCGTCGTCGGTCTCCTGGCGGCGATAGTCGGGCTGGCTCTGTCCCTCGTGCTGCTAACGACACACACGATAAATCTCCGTGACACTCTCCGTAAGCGTCGGCAATCATTCGATGAATCTGATTTGCCATCCGCGCCTCAAGTTCAATCTGTAAATGCTACAATTCCACAAGCTGATGCCACTGCATCGGCACCTACTCAAGGAACCAATCATGGCTAAAGGTATTGAAGGACCGGCAGGAAATTCCAGCTTTGGCGATGCGGCAAAGTATGCCGATAAGTGCCGCACTGTCGCAGCACCCACTTATCCGAACCCTGAACCGCCTAAAGGGCCGAAGTCTGAACCGGTACGCATCGATGGCGTCCCAAAGATCAAGACTAGTGGCCTGAAGAAGTAAGGGGAAAAACCACGCGGATAATAAAACGGATAGAAATATGGCTGCAGGAAGAAAGACCGGCGGCCGGCCGAAGGGGTCACTTAATAAGACTACGGCCAACGCCAAACAAGCTATCGAAATGGCCGCTGAAGCACTTGGCGGCCATAAGCGCATTGTGGAATGGGCAAAGGAAGACCCATTGAACGAGCGAGCATTCTGGACACAACTCTATCCTAAGATCGTGCCACGCGAGATACAGGCCGATGTGGAGCATTCTGGGACGGTTCAGGTAGTGGCATCAGCGCTGGATGAGAAGCTGTGAGCAATCTGAGCGAAGTCAATCACTTCAAGCTTACTGCAAAGCAGGAGGAAGCCCAACATGTAATGGCTGGAGATGCCACGCATGTAATGCTGTTTGGCGGTAGCCGCTCAGGTAAGACATTCCTCACCGTGCGCAATATCGTCATGCGTGCGCTCAAGGCTCCGAACAGCCGGCACGCTATCTTGCGCTTCCGGTTCAATGCCGTGAAGAACTCCATCTGTGCCGATACCTTCCTTGCCGTCATGCGCAAGGCGTTTCCCGGCGTCAGCTATCGTATGGATAAGACGAGTTGGTACGCCGAGTTCGATAACGGCAGCCAAATCTGGTTTGCTGGGCTGGATGATGGACCGCGCATCGAGAAGATCCTCGGTATGGAGTTCGTGACCATCTATCTGAACGAGTGCAGCCAGATCGCCTGGGCATCGGTTGGCATCGTGATTACTCGCCTCGCTCAGAAGGTCATGCAGCACATTCAAGGCCGGGAAGATACATTGCTCAAGCCTCGCGCCTACTACGACTGCAATCCGCCGACGAAAGCGCACTGGTCCTATTTGCTATTTATACAGCGGCGCTCACCAGACACCAAAGAAGCGCTATCCAATCCATCCGACTACGCCTATTTCAAGATCAACCCGCACGATAACGCCGAGAACCTGAGTGATGGATACCTGGATACGCTACAGTCTCTTAGTGCTCGGCTACGTCGCCGTTTTCTTGATGGCGAGTTCGGTGACGCAACACCCAATCAGCTATTCACGGACGAAAGCATGGAAACTTGGCGTCATCTCGATGGCCCTCTTCCTGATTTTGTCCGTATTGTGGTTGGGGTCGATCCTAGTGGATCGGGCGATGTTGATAATGCGGACCAAGACGCAATCGGCATCGTCGTAGCGGGTCTGGGAACGGACGGCAACGCGTATGTGCTTGACGACTGTACCGTTAAGGCAGGCCCGGCGATATGGGGCGCGGTGGCAGCATCGGCCTTTGACCGTCATTCGGCAGATATAGTCGTAGGCGAAACGAACTATGGGGGCGCTATGGTGCAGCATGTCGTACTCACTGCGCGGCCTAGAACGCCGTTTAAGCAGGTTACTGCCAGCCGTGGTAAACATGTTCGTGCCGAGCCATTTAGCGCGCTCTATGAGAATGGTAAAGTGCGCCACGTAGGACACTTTAATGAGCTGGAAGACGAATTGACTGCATTCAGCACAGTTGGCTATATGGGCGAGCGCTCGCCTAACCGTGCTGATGCGCTAATATGGGCATTGGCAGAGCTATTCCCTGGGCTTATTCGTGACCGCTCGAAAGATCGCAATAAAGATTTGAAGACTCAGCCCCGTCAACTTGTTTCCCCTGGCAAAGTCACGCCGGGCTATTGGATGTAAATCATGGCCGAGAAGAATAAAGACATCGTTGGACGTGCGCAAAGACGTTTCGCTGAATGCGTCACTTGGGAACAAGAGGCGAGAAACAAGTTCAAGGACGATATCCGGTTCCTCTATGCCGACTCTGATAACCACGAACAGTGGAATGCTCAGACTCGCGCTCAGCGTCAGCTTGCCGGACAGCCGATGCTAACCATCAATAAGACGCATACGCACTGGCTGCATGTGGTCAACCAGGCAAAGATGAACAAGCCAGCCATCAAGGTAAGCCCGACTGGCGATGAGGCTACCTTCGAAAGCGCCCAGGTCTATGCGCAGGTAATCAAGCGCATTGAGGACCAATCCAAAGCCGTGCAAGCCTATATGAAGGCTGCCGAGTTTATGGTTGGTGGAGGCATCGGATATTGGCGCATCATCACGCAATACACGGACGAGAATTCGTTTGATCAAGAGATTTATATTCGGCCTATCCCAGATCCATTGACTGTCTATCTTGACCCAAATATCAAGGAGAAAGACGGATCGGATGCAAAGTTCGGTTTCCTCTTTGAGGAACTGGACAAAGAAGAGGCAGAGAAGAAATACGGCAATATCCTCAAGTCTCAGGTATTCGGCCAAGATGCATTGAGTTGGTATCGCAAGAACTCACTGCGCATTGCTGAGTATTTCGAGCGTGAAGAAGGATACGAATGGCTTTATGCCGTCCAGCGCGAGGACGGCAGTACGCATTTTGTGCGTGAATCTGAATTGCCGGATGGTGCTGGCGAAATGAAGGCCGCGCTTCGTGAGGCATACGACCGTGGAGAGGCGCAGCGCCGCCGCGTGAAAAAGCATACCGTGCGTTGGTACAAGCTTGTTGGCAATGAGATCGTTGATAAGGGCGTCTGGGCTGGGAAGTACATCCCCATTGTCCGAGTGGCTGGCGAGGAAGTCGTAATCGAAGGTCGCTTGGATCGCAAGGGTATTGTGCGATACCTGAAGGATGCACAGCGTTCCTACAACTACAACGCTAGCGCTGCTATTGAGTTTGGTGCGCTTCAGAGCAAAAGTCCCTATCTCGCACCCGTAGAAGCAATCGAAGGGCTAGAAAACTACTGGGCGACCGCCAATACGCAGAACCACGCATATTTGCCATGGAATCATGCAGATGAATCTGGCAATCCGATTCCCAGACCTGAGCGCCAGCAACCGCCCGTAGGCGCAACTGTGTTCATGGAAGGCATGCAGACTGCCGAACATGAAATGATGATGGCCAGCGGACAGTATGAGGCTACATTCAGCGATCAGGGCAACGAAATCAGCGGAATTAGCATCCAGCAGCGCCAAGAGCAGGGCGAGCGCGTCACATTCCATTATCTCGATTCGCTGGCCGATGCCGTGCAATACACAGGTATTCAGCTAATTGACTTGATTCCCAAGGTCTACGATACCAAGCGCGTGCTACGCATCATGGCGGAAGGTGGGAAAGAGCACATTATCACCATTGATCCGCAGCAGAAACAGGCATTGCAGAAGCAAGAGAGCCAGAGCCAAGCGCAAGTAGCCTCTATCTTCAATCCGTCTGTTGGCAACTACGATGTGACCGCTGATTCTGGTCCGAACTTCCAGACGCGGCGCAAGGAAGCGTTTGCTGCTATGACTGGGATGCTGAAGGAGAATCCCGCGCTGGCTCAGGTAATTGGCGATCTATTCATGGGTAATGCTGATTTCCCTGTGTCCGATGAGCTGCAAGAACGCATGCGCAATTGGATCAAGATCACTAATCCTGGCGTGCTTGGCGAAGGCCCGACGCCGCAAGAACAGCAGATGCAGCAGCAATTGCAGCAGGCCACGCAGTTTATCCATGAGCTGCAAATGGAGCTGGCTGATAAGAGCGTACAGCAACAGCTTGAGAAACAGCGTCTGGATATGGACGCGCTGAACCATTTGGCCTTGCGCATGGAGAATGAACGGCAAGACATGGTTAACGCGTTCAAGGCTGAAACTGAGCGCCTGAAACTCACCGCGCCGGCTATGACGCCAGAACAGTTTGAAGAAATCGTGAAGCGCCAGCTTGGCGAAATCATGACCGCTCGCGCACCTGGCGAAGACCTTAATCGCGCAACAATGGACCCTTCTGCTACACTTGCCAGTGGGTTGCCGACCATCGAGCCGATGCCGCAACCACAACCAGAATCAGCGCCGCAGAGCGCATAACCACCGGAGTAACAAATGGCTGAGGAACAAAATGCCGCAGAGCAATCAGCAGGAACAACCACCGCTCCCGAATCCGTTCAAGGAACGGCTGCAGAAGATCAAGGAACAACTTCGGCAGATACGTCTTGGGTGCCAAAACGAATCGGGGAAATCACCGCAGCACGACGAGCAGCCGAAGCAAGAGCCGACCAGTTAGCTCGTGAGAATGCCGAGCTGCAGGCTCGTTTGCAATCTCAAGGTCAAGGAACAGATAACGGAACTGGCCAGCGGCAACATCAAGACTTCGATGCTCTAGTCCAGGCAGCCGCTCAGCGCATGATCAGCCAGCAGAGTCAGCAGGCTGATCTTAATTCGAAGGCGATTGCCATTGAGGAAGCTGGGCGCAAGGCATTTGGACAGGATTTTGATGCATCTATTCAGAATCTGCAGCAAGCTGGCATCGGTAGCCCTGAATTCTTGCGTGCTGTGACGAGCATTCCTGAAGCTGAACGTCTTATCACATGGCTTGGCAAGCCTGAGAACCTGAACGATGCCATGCGGCTTGTATCGCTTGATCCTATAGCAATGGGAATCGAGATGATGAAGCTGAACACGAAGGCCGCTCAGGCGCTCAGCAAACCTGTTAGCAAAGCTCCACCTCCGATCGATCCTATCGATAAGGGAAGTGCTACCGGTAGTGGTGATGAACCGCCAGCTAACTCGAAAGAGTGGTTTAAGTGGCGACAGAAGCAGATTGCTGCTAAACGACAGGCCGGTTAAATATCCGGTTATTGTAAGAGCCGCCTTGTTGGCGGCTTTTGCATTTATCCAAGTCATATGTATAATCTGTATCAGGTTTAGTCGTACCGTTAAACGACGCACGGCCCGTTAACCATATGTCTCCGTAGGGCAGGAAGACGAAGAGTAAATCCTTCATCTACTGTTTTTGGAGTTTCATCATGGCTAACAGCCTTCTTACGATCAATCAGATCACCAATGAGGCGGTACGTCTGTTCACTCAGACGAATGCCTTCCTTCGAAACGTTGACCGCCAGTACGATGACCAATTCGCCCGCGATGGTGCGAAGATCGGTAATACGCTGCGCGTCCGCCTGCCGAACGATTACACCGTTTCGACTGGTCCGGCCATCACGCCGCAGGGCACCAGCGAACAAAACACCACGCTTACCGTGGCGACCCAAGCAAACGTTCCTGTGAGCTTCGGAACGCAAGAACGTACCATGAGCTTGGACGACTACTCTGAGCGCATTCTTGCACCGGCTGTGAATCGTCTTGCCGCATATGTGGCCAATGACCTGATGAACGTTGCGGCATCCAGCTCGAACATCGTGGCAAAGTCGAATGCCACTGTATCGCCTGACGCCTCTACCTGGCTAACCGCTGGCGCGATTCTTGACCAAAATCTTGCCCCGCGCATGGATCGCAAGATCATGATGGACCCCCTGACTCAGGCACGAACCGTCAGCTCGCTGGCCGGCCTGTTCAACCCTCAGCGCAAGATCAGCGAACAGTATGAAACTGGCCTCATCACCACCGATACCCTTGGTTTCGATTGGATGATGGACCAGACTACGCAGGTTCATACTGTCGGCACTTTTAGTGCTGGCACCGTGAACGGCGCCGGCCAGACCGGTAACACGCTGACCGTCAATGCCATCACCGGTACGCTGAATAAGGGCGATATCATCACCATTGCCGGTGTGAACGCAATCAATCGCCTGACCGGCCAAGATTACGGCACGCTGCAGCAGTTCGTCGTCACCGCTAACGTGGCCAACGGCGCAACCTCGATCCCGATCTATCCGGCAATCGTCGCTGCTCCGGCTGCATTCAACACCGTCACTGCTACTCCGGCTAACAGCGCTGCCATCAGCCTGGTTATCCCGGCCAGCACCAAATACCGTCAAAACCTCGCCTTCTACCCAGAAGCTTTCACTCTAGCAACCGCCGATCTGGTGATGCCGACATCTGGCGTGGTCGAATCGGCACGGGCCGAATTCGACGGTGTGGCAATGCGTATGATCACCGGCTACGACATCATGGGCGATAACCTGATCACCCGTCTGGACATCCTCTATGGCTATGCCGCCATCCGTCCGGAATGGTCCGTGATCGTGGCCGACGTGTTGTAACTCCATTTCCTCCGCGTGGTAACTTCCCCGCCCCTTCGGGGGTGGGCTTTTTGGGAGTTGCATCATGGCAACGTTCAATCAAGGCGGTTCGTATTCCATCGTAACTTTGGCTTCTGGAGTGTATTATTTTCAGGGCGGCCATTACTTCAATTCCTTTCCGCCATTTGCTGATCTTGGTACTTCACAGCCTTCTGCGGGTTCGACCCCGATGGCCGATCAATCTCCAAGTGCAGTTTCGTTCACTGGCGGGACGATTGACGGTGTTGTAATCGGTGGTACAACTCCAGCTGCAGTAAGCTCTACAACCCTCAGCGCATCTGGCGCAGCTACGCTTAGCAGTACCCTGGCTGTTACTGGTGCGTCTACCCTTACTGGTGGAATATCCAGTTACAACGGTCTTTCTACCGTTGCTAACGGTATCGCTGTAGAAGTCGCACAAATCAACCTAACAAACCAAAATGCAAATATCGGCAGCACGCTCCTATATGCAGTTCCTGCAAATGGCGCCGGTATGTATCGGGCAATCTGCTATGCAGTAGAAACAACTGCAGATGGCGCATCATCCACCTTGCCAAATACTGGAATTGGCTGGACGGATTCCGATTCTGGCGTTGCATTGGTGGCTGGTACTGTAACGCCTACCAATACGGCTAATGCTGCTGGTGCTTTTGGCCAAGGCATCGAAGTTTTCTATGCAAAAGCATCCACGAACATCAATTACCAAACCACAAACTATGCTTCTGGGACGGCTGGCGCTATGAAATATGCTCTTCATATACGCCTTGAATATCTTGGTTAATAAATAAAACACGCGGAGAGAACTATGCAAGTAACTGAAGACCTGAAAAGCCGGAATTGGCGTAATTTCACGGCTGACTACAAGTTTGAGGAATACCCGAAGTGGGTGAACTTGGCCGACGGTACGCCGATCCTTGTGCACAACGCCGATGAGGAAATCGCCGCCATCGGCGAGCCTGATCCTGAAGCATATCGCAATGATCTGATGCAGGAGCGCGAACAATTGATGGCGCGTCTAGCTGAGATCGATGCTGAGCTAGGCAACAATGCATCTGATGAGATGGATGAATTGCAGCAGCTCATAGAAGAAGCCAAATCTCTCGGACTCAATGCCAATCGCCGTTTCAGTCCTGATTCCATTCGCGCCATGATTGCTGAAGCAAAAGGCACCGGAGCATAACAGATGACTACTCCACTACCGACCACGCCAGGCGATATCATCACGCTGGCGCTGAAGGCTGCAAACGTGGTCGGAGTGGGGCAGACTCCGGCAGCAGAGGACATGAACGATGCGTTCAATCTGCTGAATATGTTGATGGCTCAGCTCCAGCGCCGTCGCTATTTCATCTATCAGCTTGTAACGACCAATCTTCAGGCAAATGGCTCGCTGAGCTATACGGTTGGTGCTGGTGGGCAATTTAATTTGCCTACATGGGTGCCGAAGATTGAAAGTGCCTACTTTAGCCAGAACATCAACACGCCGCTTCCGGTTGACTATCCGCTTGAAATCCTCAAATCACGCGAAGATTACAACCGTATCAGCATCAAAAACCTGAATGCATTCCCTCGCTATGCGTACTATGAGCCGGCCTATCCGCTTGGCAATCTATACGTATGGCCATTGCCGAATTCGACATATACGCTCCATATCAGCACCATGCTGCAGCTCCAGCAGTTCCAGACTGTGGCCGATGTGATTGCGTTGCCACCTGAGTACAAGGCCGCGCTGCTGTGGAATCTTGTGCCTGAGTTGTATACCTTCTACGGAATCATGGCTGACCCTGCTACGGCAGATCGCGTGACCAAGAAGGCGGAGGCAACATTGCGCATTATCGAAGAAGCCAACGCTCAGATTCCGCAATTGCAGTTGCCGCCTGCTATTCGTGGCAATGGTGGCGGGACATACAATATCTATGGAGACATGTATATCGGGAGCACACCGTAATGGCTAAGATGCCATTGACTTCCGGTGCATATACGGCGCGTTCGCTTGTGGCGAATGCTCAGCGCTGTGTAAATCTATATGGTGAGAAAAACCCAGACGATTCTCCATTCCCGTTTACGTACTATCCGACCCCTGGCTTGACGCTACTGGCCAATGCTGGAGCTCCAGCAGTCGGTGCATCTGGCTGGCGATGTTTGTACTACGCATCAAACAATCAGTTGTATGGCGTATTCGCAAACATCGTTTATGCCATTTCCAATACATGGTCACTAACACAGCTTGGGACGATTTCATCATCGTCTGGCCAATGCTGGATGACGGACAATCATACTGACCTAGTGCTTGTTGACGGATCTGCGAATGGATGGAGCATCCATCTTGCCAATAATGCGTTTGCTGCTATTGCACAGGCTGCATTCGTTGGAAGCACATCAGCTAATTTTGCCGATGGTTGGCTCATCTTCAACAGCCCTAACACACAGCAATGGTACATCTCGCTTAACAATCAGCTTACGTTCGATCCGACTTTCTTTGCTAGCAAGAGCGGAGCGCAAGATTTGCTTGTCGCTGCTGCGGTGGCCAAGCGCTATGTCTATTTGCTTGGGCAGCAGACGATAGAGGTGTGGTTTGACGCTGGCGACACGCCATTCCCCTATGATCGTCTCCCCGGCGTGTTCATGCAGCACGGCTGCATGAGTGCTGCCAGCGTGTCTCAGATGGATGGTGATATTTATTGGCTTGGTCAGAATACTCAGGGCAAGGCCATGGTCATGCGCAGCGAGCAGTTTAACGCGCTGCAGATTTCTACCTACGCTGTTGATGATGCAATCCAGCAATATACGGACCTGAATCAAGCCATTGGGTTCACTTACCAGATTGAAGGGCACATGTTCTATGTGCTGACTTTCCCGGTCACTGACAAAACGTGGCAATACGACCTTTCCAACAATCAATGGAACGAGCTGGCATGGTTGGACAGCAATGGCCAGTTTCATCGCCATCGCGCTGGGTGCTATGCGAATGCCTATAACACTCCAGTCGTTGGCGACTGGCAGAACGGCAATCTATACATGTGGGACATTAACAACTACACGGACAATGGTGCGCCAATTACGCGCATTCGTTCATTTCCGCATGGCGTTGATGACAGCTCAAGCCGTATTCACTACGTCGAATTCATAGCCAGCATGGAAGTTGGCGACGGAAACGGTAGCAATACGGACAACCCCGTTTCCTTGCGCTGGAGTGATACACGCGGAAAAAGCTGGGGAAATCCTGTAATGCGGTCGCTTGGCAAAGAAGGTGAATATCTCACCTCTGTTCAATGGCGTCGCCTTGGCATGGCACGTGATCGCGTGTTTGAATTGAGCTGGTCTGCGCCATGTAAGACGGCATTGCTAGGCGCGTGGGTTGACGCCCACTCGAACAATCAATAATGCCGAACAATCCGGGCCTCACCACAAACGTACCACTGGTCAATGAGCCGTTTGTTGGAGAGGATGGCCGCATATCGGATATATGGTTCATCTTCTTGGTCCAGTTGTGGCGGCGCACGGGGGGGGCACTTTCCCCAGGAACTGCTACATCACTAACTATTGCTGATGTTCTCTCGGTAGAGACGACATATGAACCTGCATTGCCGGTAGATCTAGGATCAGCGTCTAGTACGGCAATTGTGATGGGGGGCGAAATAACTTTGCCACCCATTGGGCAGGATGTTTCAGCATTGGCCATTGCCAATGAAATGACTGTAGCACCACAGCCGTTCGCAGATTTGGCAACAATGCAGTTCGCCAACGAAGTGACTGTGGTACAGGCGCTCCCAGACATCCTCGCGCTGGCCATGGGGAATGAGCAGACATTCGCGCCACAGGTTCAGACCGACTATGCGCAAGCGCCATATACGGTTGCGCTGGGCGCATCTCCTGCAACGTATACTGCAACAGGAAGACAGGGATTTCACATTACCGGCGGCGCTTATACGGCGATCAGCTACAAACGTGGTGGAACGACTCTTTCATTGACAGCGCAACTTAGCCAGTTGATCGAGATGAGTCCGGGCGACCAGATAACCGTCACCTATTCGACCGCACCGACGGTCACCATTTTGCCGAGGTAACTATGCAACGTATTCCAAAGCCTATTGCCGCTGCGGCGCTTACTACGTCTGCCGTAGCATATTACACGGCCGGTACTGGCGTAACTGCGACAATCAATAACCTGTCCCTAACCAATACTTCGGCAAACCCCGTAGCAGTTACACTGTATAATGTTCCTAATGGCGGTACGGCTGGAACCTCCAACGAACTCATGGCAGCTTTTAGCATTGCTGGCGGCCAGACCTATGTACCACCGGCTGCGATTGGGTTGCATATTGGTTCACAAGGAACTCTTCAGGCTCTTGCCGCTACTGGTGCTGTTGTGGTGATTCAAGGTGGCGTCTACGAAACTAGCGGTTCTTGATAGAGGAATAAGACATGGCAAATTACCTCGGCGTTGATTCGGATGCAATCCGACCCTCTACGATGACCTCGCAGTGTGGCCAATCTGGTTTGGGCGCACGCCTCGGTGGCAATGTGAGCATTCAGGTTAATGCGACCGGTCAGGGCAACGGAGCTGATACCACTGATGATGTTCTGGCAACATACGCTCTCCCGGCTAGTGCTCTCGATGTAGCTGGTCGTCAAGTCACGATTACCGCAGCAGGTAAGTTTGCTGCCAATGGCAACAACAAAAGGATCAAGATTTGGTGGGGCACTACCACGCAAACTGTTGGCTCTCCCGTCGTTGGCGGCACGCTAATCGCTGATTCTGGCGTGGTTACTACTAACGGCGGCGGCTGGTCTGCTGGCGTTCAAGTCACCAAATATGGCGCAGCAGGCTCCAACACTCAGCTTTCTAGCAATTCCGCCGTAGTTGCTGGCGCTTCGCATACTGGTACGACTGCACCAGCGGCGCTTACTGCTAACGAAAGCGGCATTATCAACATCACGATTACCGGATCTAGCTCGACTAGCGGCGCAGCGAATGATGTTGTTGGTCAGCTTTTTGACGTGGCGTTCAATAACTGAGGTGGCCTAATGAGGATTGCCATTGAACCGTTCACGCTCGAACTTGCGGACGAGATTATCCCGCTTGGTCAGCAAAGCTGGGACGAATGTTCAGAGATAAAGAAAGATACCTGCGCCTATCATGGGCAGCGCGGTTTGGCAATTGATCCAGATATAGACCAGTATCTGCATATAGCGTCGCTTAACTCTTTAATTGCAATGACTATGAGGGACGAAGAGAATATTTTGCGAGGGTATGCATTATTGATTCTCTACAAAAGTATGCATTTGAAGACAGAATTGTGTGGGAATGTAGACACTTTCTATGTTCAGCCAAGTCACCGTATGTTCATGCCACGTTTCATGTCTAAAATAGAAGATGAACTTCGTAATCGTAGCGTCAGCATTATTGGTTGGCCAGTAACGGCGACAGGGAAACTATTTGGCATACTACAACGTCGTGGATATATAGCAGATGACGTTGTGATGGAGCTAAAACTAAAAGACCTTAAGGGAGGTTAATATGTGTGTAGCTGCTGCAATTGCCGGTAGTGCGGCAGTCGGTCTTATTGGCTCATCTAATCAGGCTGATGCCGCGCAGAGCGCTGCCGACACTCAGGCAAGCGCAGCTAACAATGCCTCGCAGCTTCAATACAAGCAGTTTCAGCAACTCCAAGCCAATCAGCAGCCATATATGCAGCTTGGTGCATCATCGATTCCCTTGCTAATGTCTGCACTTGGCTATCAGCCTGAACAAGCGCCTAGTGGCGGATATGCGCCAGTTGGTACGCCTATGACCGCGCCTGCCCCTTCCTCTGGCGCAAAGCCGGCACTAGCTGGCTCCAGTGCGCCGCAATCTTGGGTGCAGAATCCAAACGCTCCGATTAATCAGACATTTGGCTATATCCCATTCAACGCCCCTCAGCCGTTCAACGGAGGCAATGGTATTTCTTTGCCTTCATATAACGGGATTAGCTTCAATAATCCTGGCAACTTCAATACGCCAGCGCCATTCCAAGCGCCCGATCCTTTTAATGCTCCTGCGCCGTTCGACTATGGCGAAAAGTTCAGCTTTAACCCGACAGAGCAACAACTTGAGCAGACGCCTGGATATCAGTTCACTCTGAATCAAGGTCTAAAGAATATTGATAACCAGATGGCGGCAAAAGGTTTGAACTTGTCAGGTGCTCAGTTGAAGGGAATGCAGGACTATACCACGGGGCTTGCTGATCAAACCTATCAGCAGCAGTTCGGAAATGCATTGCAAGGCTATCAGACCAATTTCAACAATGCCTATAACACGTACAACTCCAACTTTGCCAATCAGTTGGGTGCGTACAATTCCAATTTCAGTAATCAGCTTGGAGCGTATAACTCCAATTTTGGCAACCAGCTAAATGCATGGAATTCTAATTTCAACAATCAGCTCAATGCATACAACGACCAGTACAAGAACAATCTTGAAGGATACATCGCCAGCACTGGCAATCAGTTGAATGCGTATAACTCAAGCTTTAACAATGGCTTGAACGCGTATAACACTAACTTCAATACTGGTCTTAGTTCTTTCAATACGAACTACAACAGTGCGCTGAATGCGTTTAATACCAACTATGGCATTGCGGCAAACAACTATAACCGCTTGGCTGGTTTGGTGAGCCTTGGCCAGAACTCTGCGGCCGGTGTTGGAAATGCAGGAATTCAGACGGCTGCAAACATGGGCAATGCCATGATGAGCGGTGCAAATGCACAGGCTGCAGGTCAGATCGGAAGTGCAAATGCAGTTAGCAGCGCTCTGGGTGGAATCGGCAATAGCGCCATGCTGTACTCTTTGTTGAATGGTAATGGTGGAATGACTGGTGGTGGTTCATATCCTGCAAGCTATGAAGCCAACCCGAATTACACATCAATGTGGGGACCCGCATAATGCCGCTCGATCCATCAATCCCGCTACAAGGGCAGATGCCGCAGAACAACTTTCTGCAGCCATTGCAGCAAGCTAGTACGATCATGCAGCTTCGTGGCCAACAGATGCAACTTGGCGCGAATCAGGCATTGGCAAATGCCTATCAACAATCTGTGAATCCGGATGGTTCTGTTGACTTTGGCAAACTTCAGACGATTGCGGCTCAGAACGGAGCCGGGGCGTTTTTGCCGGAATTCATGGGAAAGATTGCGGCGCAGCGCAATCAGCAGCAGCAGTACGATACCAGCGTGCTGGATATGAACATCAAGAAGCAGCAGCAGATTCGCGGCGCACTTGGCAGCTTGATGAATGATCCAGACATGGGCAAGAATGACATGAGCAGCCAGATTATCCGCAATATGTCTGAACTGGTGCGCAATGGCGTTCTTCCAATGGATCAGGCTTTGCAAGAAATTCAGAATGTGCCGAGTGATCCTAAGCAACAGGCCATGTTCATCAAACAGCATTTCCTGAACTCGCTGTCTGGTGAAGCGAAGATGCAGGCGCTGTTGCCGAAGGTGCAGACGGTCGATACTGGCGGTCAAGTGAATGTATTGAATACCAATCCGCTGAGCGGTGAAACGAATGTAACTGGTGTGATCGGCAAGACGCTTACGCCTGGTGAAGCTTCGTCCAATGTGACGTACACCGATCTGACTACTGGGCGGCAATATACGATCACCAAACAGCAGCAACTTGAAGGAGTTGGACAAGGTGGCAGCAATGGCTATACGGGCCGCCCCGGAGGCGCTGGCCAGCCTCCTGGCCTTCTGACTGGTCTTGGTCCGTCAGAACAATCTGCTCTTAATGCCATGGGGTCTACGTCCAATGCGGCGGCACAGACACTGCACAATGCGGCCTCTGACGCTCCAATGCGTATTAACCTGCTGAATCAGGCACGTGATGTACTGCAAGGCATTGCAGCAACTGGCCCATCTACGGACCAATGGAACCACATCAAGTCGTGGCTGAATAACTTTGGTCCTAGCTTCCTTGGCTCTGATCCGCGCCAGATTGCCAATTACGACGAATTCAAGAAGATTCTGACGAACTACGCATCGAGCGTTTCCGGCTCGCTAGGAACCGGTACAGATGCCCGTCTGAATGCTGCTGTAACCGGAAACGCCAACCCGAATATTTCGAAGCTGGCGAACGAAGACATTTTGGTAAAGACGATTGCTGCTGAGAAAATGCGTGCCGCTCAGGACTATGCATTCCAGCAATCTGGCCTGACAACGGACAAATTCAACCAATGGCAAAGCCAATGGAACAAGGCAGTTGACCCTAATCTGTTTGTGTTCAATTCGATGTCTCCGACTCAGCGTCAGGCATTCGTAAAACGCATGAATCCACAGCAGTTGAACACGTTCCGTGGTCAATATAATAACGCTGTAGCACAAGGATTGATTCAGGAGTAGCCATGGCAAAGCCTGATCTTTCGCCAATCATCAATCAATGGGCCGGAGCCTTTAATCTTGATCCGGCCTATGTGAATTCCATTGTCACGCAGGAATCACACGGCGATCCTAATGCGGTTAATAAGGCAAAGCCAACAGATTCAGGCGCATGGGGCGCTATGCAAGTTCGCCAACCTGCTCTTGATGACTTCAACGCGGCAAACGGGACCAAGCTTACGCTGCAAGACATGAAAGACCCGAACAAGGGGATTCAGGTCGGCACGTGGTATCTGAACGAGCGCCTGAACAAGTGGGGCGACCCGGCCAAAGCAGCGATGGCCTACAATCTTGGCGATGGCGGGGCAGCACAGCAGCAAGCATTGAATCCCTACGCTCAACAGGTCATGGCACGTATTAAGCCGCAGCAACAGGATAGTTCCATGCTACCTGGCATTCCTACGCTTAATTCTGCTCCAGCAACGCAAGGAGGCGATGCATTCTCACGCGCAATGGGAAGTGCGCCGACTGCAGCTGGAAACGCCAATGACGCTTTTTCACGTGCGATGGCCGCGCCAACTCAGCAAAGCCTGCAGAACGCTCAGCAGACCTATGATCCAACCGAAGGAATGAGCGGTGGAGAAAAATTCCTTGCTGGCATGGGCAAGGCATTCATGGATACTTTCCATGGGGCCAAGCAGCTTGGCGCTGAAGGGCTGAATTATCTGAGTCCGAATCTGGTAAGTAATCAGGCGGTTCAGCAACTACGCCAGCAATCTGATGAAACGGCACAGCGTGATGCTCCGCTTATGGCTACTGGAGCTGGGTTCGCCGGTAACGTAACTGGCAACATTGCGGCAACCGCTCCGCTAGGAATGGTGGCTGCTCCTGCGCGTGGAGCGAGTCTATTGCGTCTGGCCATGACTGGAGCAGGCCAAGGCGCAGCGGCTGGCGCTTTAGCGCCTGTAGGCGTCAACGACAGTCGCACCGCTCACATGCTAGAGGGTGGCGCTGCAGGCGCTGTGCTGGCACCGTCTATCACTGCCCTTGGCCGTGCTATTAGTCCCTCTTTGCGTCCTGAAGTTCAAATGCTGCAGGATGCAGGCATTCAGCCGACGCCAGGCCAGATTCTTGGTGGTGCAGCAGCTCAAACAGAGGGCCGTCTTACTAGCTTGCCTGGAGGGAGTGCAATCACAGATGCGCAGGCCCGTGCCGTCGGACAATTCAATCGCGCCGTCTATCAACGTGCGCTTGATCCAATTGGCGAAACGCTGCCTGCATCGGTTGAAACTGGATCGGCAGGCGTGGAGCATGTCCAGCAGGCCATCGGGAAGGTATATAAGTCCATTGAGCCACTGGCCAGCTTCCAAGAAGATCAGCCGTTCATGAATGATGTAAACGCCATTCGTAGCACTCTTGCGCAAGAGTCTCCGGCTGCCGTCCAAACGTTCGACAATATCGTTAAGAACCAGATCACTGATAAGCTCACGCCAGAAGGTATCATGACCGGCAAGCAATGGGGTGATACACGTTCTTCGATAGCTGGACTGGTTCGCAATCGAACACTTGGCAATGCCACACCGGATGATCGTGCGCTTGCGTCTGCTCTTGGAGATCTGAATGACGCAGTGAATTCGAGCGTTGCTCGATCCAGTCCGGCAGAAGTTACGGCTCAACTCCAAAAGGCCAATGCCGCATGGGCACAATACAAGCAGATTGAAAAAGCGGCTGGTATGATTGGCGCTATGGGCCGAGACAATGTGTTTACGCCTGCTCAGTACCTGAATGCTGTACGTTCTGGCTCTACGCTTAGCCAGCGTGCAACAGGAAATGGATTGAACACCGATTTCGCACAGGCTGCTCAGGACGTTCTAGGACAAAAATATCCTGATTCTGGAACTGCTGGCCGTTTGCTTTCTGGCGCTTCATTGGCAGCAGCTATCCCAACAAAAGGGATTTCTCTAGTTCCTGGACTATTGGCTAACCTTGGCTATAGTCAGCCTGGTCAAAAATTGGCTGGCGCTTTGCTTACGGCTCGCCCTGCTGCAGCGGCACCTGTTGGCAATCTTTTTATGCGCTTGGGGGGATATGCGCCATTGGCTGCTCCAGCGCTGTTTACGCCTTCGGCTGCTTCCCAATGATTGCGCGGAACTTTGAATACATCCATCGATCAGCGCGACGCGTCCAGTGTGAATCGCCTGCCTCGTCACGCTTTTGGCAATACCAAGCAATAAGGCATAATCCGATAGAAGAACCGATGAGCCTGGCAGCGTTTTCGATAAAGTGCGCATGCTGTAACTGATTAGCATCCATAAGAAGGATTCCCCATGTCTCTGCTGCTGCCGAATGGCAAACAACAGTTTACGGATAACAACGGCGTACCGCTCAACGGCGGCAAGGTCTATTTCTACATCCCAAACACTACCACGTTCAAGAATACTTATCAGGATGAAGCCCAGACCATCCTAAATACGAATCCGGTAGTTCTTGATTCTTCTGGGCGTGCATCGATTTGGGGAACTGGCGACTATAGACAGCAAGTCTATGATTCCAATGGAAATTTGATATGGGATCAAACGACTTCGACCGGTAACGGAACATCTGGTTCCACCATCGTGCGCAGCGTGCGCAACTCCAACACCGTCCTTGGTGTAAACGACAATTCCACGCTTATTGAAATCAATGCAGTTTTTACACAGACTTTCTCGGCTAGTGCGACGCTTGGTAATGGATGGTTCGTCTACATCCGCAATGACACGTCAAGTGCCATCACTCTACAGCCTAACGGCGTAGAAACGATCGATGGCGCTAGCTCGGTAAGCCTGCTTCCTACTGAAGAACGCCTTGTTGTGTGTGACGGAACCGCGCTCTACACGACGATCATCCATCTTGGACTAGCTTCGACCATCAAGCGTGTCACTCGTTCATCTAACACGGTTCTAGCCTATGCGGATGAATCTTCGCTTATCGATGCTACGGCAGCCTACACTCAGACTTTCTCCGCAAGTTCTAGCTTGTTCAATGGCTGGTTTGTCTATGTTCGCAATAGCAGTACGGGTAGCCTTGTTCTTCAGCCTAATGGCGTGGAAACCATTGATGGTGCATCTAGTGTCACGATGATTCCGGGCGACGTTCGCCTCGTAGTCAGCAATGGTTCCAACCTCTATACGATAGTTCTTCAGCCTGGATTGGTTTTGAATGTACCTCGTAGTGCACGCGCATCTAATACTGCACTTGCGTATGCCGATGATTCAACCTTCATTGACATTACCACTGCATATACACAAACTTTTAATGCCAGTGCAACGCTTTATAACGGTTGGTGCGTCTACATCCGCAATAACAGCACAAGCAATGTTACGCTTCAGCCCAATGGTGTAGAAACTATCGATGGCAGTCCAACAGCGACCATGTTGCCAAGTGAATCACGCATGGTTTTCTGCGATGGGACAGCGCTCTATTCGATAATCATTCATCTAGGTAATTCATCTGCTTCTGTCCTAGTAATGCAAGGGCGTTTGACTCTAACGTCAAATACTCCAGTTATGACCGCAGACGCTACAGCACAAGGTACAGTCTACTACACACCTTATATTGGTAATTCTGTCTCCGTTTATAACGGAAGCATTTTCACGCTTCAGACGCTTTCCCAGCTATCTCTAACACTTGATAGCAATGCCGCACATACTGGCTATCAACAGTCTGGCAAGCTTTTTGATTTGTTCGTAGCAATGAATGGAGCAAATCTTGTTCTCGGTACTGGCCCAGCATGGTCATCTAATAGCGCTCGCGGTACAGGTGCTGGAACAACTGAGCTACAGATGCTTCAGGGTATTTGGACAAATAAAAATTCTCTTTCACTTAAGATCGACAATACTGGCACAAACATTACCGTTCCGGCTAACCAAGCAACATATGTTGGAACTATGCGGGCAACCGCAGATGGACAGACAGGTATGCAATTTACTCCTTCTCCAGCAGCGGGAGGTAATGGATCTATTCTTGGATTGTACAATGCATACAATCGCATAGAATTGAATTCTATTAGCAGTGACAGCACAGCAACATGGAGTTACGGAACTGCTACATGGCGTAAGGCAAACAACAACTCAAACAACTCTATTAGTTTTGTTGATGGGCTACAACAGTCTCCATTTTCATCAATATATTCTGTTCATGCCCATATTGATTCATCTACAACTCCAATTCCTATCGTTGGAGTTGGCGTGAATAGCACAACAACTCCATCCGGCGTCACTAACGGTTACACTTTTACTAGCACCACTAGCAATAATGAATTTCAAATGATTGCCGGTCCAGTTATATCGTCTCCTTTACTTGGATACAATACAGTAACAGCCCTTGAGTATTCAGGTACAACTACGACAACATTCAAAGGTTCTTATACCAATCAATCCATGCAACTTTCACTAAATGTGAGTATGTAATATGGAAATTACTCTAAAATTGCATGAAATAATTTCGTCCGTCTGTCCTATAGATGGTGTTTCAATTGTTGATGTTAACGACTCATCTACGTGGATAATCTCTTATTCATCGTCAGCAACAGAAGCTAATAAGCAATCTGCTCAGGCGCTACTTTCATCTATCACGCTACAATCGTTGCAGCAAGCTGTACAGGATAATGTGAATGCTCAGCATGCAAAGACGCTTCTTGATTCATCCGATGTGGTAATCGTTCGTTGCTATGAACACGGCGTTCCTGTCCCATCCGCATGGCAAGCATATCGCTCTGCTTTGCGTGCTATCATCCAAGGAACGTCAAGCACATTCCCTGCATTGCCGGCATATCCGGCTGGAACTTAACGGAGGAAAAACAATGTTCGACAATATCAAGATTCGCGCCAGCGCCGAAATCGAAGCGCTGAAGCAAGATGGCCGCTCTGTCGAAGAGCGTATCGAGGCCGCTTTCAACCTTGGTGCTATGCATCATGCACTTGATGCAATCATCAACGATGCACGCAGCGTGGAAGAGAAGGTGAAGGAAGCCTTCGTGCTAGGCACCAAAAGCTAGGCACGCCGAATGGCCAACTTTCCAGATAAGTCCTCGCAGACTTGTTCGAAAGTCCAGCCTCGTTTTAACCGAAGTTTTATTGTGTCGCGTGACACGCCAAACTTGGCAGACCATTCGGATATGGTATGTGTTTGTTCGTTCCAGGTTAGTCGTTTAGTGTGACGCATGTTCTGTGCTTGCTGATATGGGGTAGCCCAACGGCAATTAGTCGGCTCATAATTTCCGTTGGGGTCTACACGGTCAATTGTATAGCCTTCCGGTGGGTGACCCATATCAGCAAAAAATTGTGCAAAATCACTCCAAGCTTCGCATATCGTTATGCCGCGTCCGCCGTAGATTGGGTATTTTGCGTCGGTCGGGTTTAGGCAGCGACGGCGCATACTTACCCAAGACTGATAGGCTCTAGTACGTTTCGATTGCCCGTGCGTGATAAGTGCTTCTACTCGCCGTTCTCTGTGGTAGCATCCGCAAGAGGAAGTATGTCCGCTCTGCAGTTTACCGGCATCTACCTCCGTCAGTTGTCCGCAAACGCATAGGCAGCGCCACTTGACACGTTTTGCAGCAACACGATGCAACACCGTAAGACGGCCAAATATCTGACCGGTTCTATCTATGAAAGCAGGCATATGGCGAGTTTCCCTGATGCGTGGATGAAATTACTAGGTAATGAGGGCGGCTACTCTAACAACCCGAATGATCCCGGACAAGCAACAATGTACGGAGTTACACAACGAATTGCAAGAGCCAATGGTTACCAAGGCGACATGCGGGACTACCCGCTTGATTCGGCTCGTTCTGTGGCTAAAAAGCTTTATTGGGACCCGCTCAGGCTAGATGAGTTTGACGACAGGATGAGCTTTGCCATGCTTGACGCCAATTACAACGGTGGGCATGTGGTCTTATGGGCGCAGCAGGCTGTCGGAGTTAAGGCAGATGGAAAGCTTGGGCCGGCTACAATGTCGGCCCTTCGCGCTGCTGATCCGCTACGTTTCGTTATGGCGTTCACCGCATATCGAATTCTCTATCAGACAGCTTGCCGGACATGGTCAACATTTGGCCGTGGATGGAGTCGTCGTGATGCTCATAATCTATTGAAGGCGGTTGAATAATGGACCCGATTACCATATGCATGGCGCTCGCCCAATTCGCGCCTACCATCGCAGGCTGGCTAGGTGGCAGCAAAGCGCAAGACGTAGCGCAAAAAGTAGTCGGGATTGCACAGGCTGTCACCAATACCAGCAATCCCGATCAGGCCGTAGCCGCCATCCAGAATGACCCGGCAATGGCTGAGAAGTTCCAAGAGGCCGTATTGTCTCAGCACTTGCAACTTGCCCAGCTCGCGCACGATGAAACGATGGCAGAGCTGCAGGCTGACATCACACAAGTTCAGTCTGTCAATCAGACGATGCAGATTGAGGCGGCCAAGGATCATTGGCCATCTTATAGCTGGAGGCCATTCATCGGCTTTATGTTCGGACTGTATGTTGCCGCAATGTGGATTCTCCCGCTATTTCATGTTCAACCTGTAGCGCTCTCGCCCGACTTGACGCTAACCGTTGGTGGGATACTAGGCGTCGCGTCATTCTTTCGTGGAAAGATGCAGGCTGATCCGCGTGTTCCATCTGACAATCGAGGGTAATCATGGCAAAACTTACTACCAAAGCACGCAAAGACCTTCCTAAGAAAGACTTCGGATTGACTGGCAGTGAAAAATATCCGATGCCTGATCGAAGCCATGCGGCAAATGCAAAGGCCAGAGCATCGCAGATGGAGAAGAAAGGCAAGCTTTCCGAAAGCTCAAAGGAAAAGATCGATGACAAGGCAAACAAAATCCTTGGCAAGACAAAAAAAGGCAAGTGATCTTTAAGTCATATGGCCAGCGATCTGGCCATATACCGATCCAGTAAGAGCAATCGCATCGGTTCCACTTACGCCATTCGTGAATGTTGCCGCAATATGGTTCCAGTCGCTGTAGAACTGTCCTGTATTCCCATATTGTTGGCTACTAGCCGGATAGCTCTGAATTACCCAATTTGTCCATGCTGCTAGGCCGCCATCATCCGATTCACGGTTGAAAAACAGATGATACATCGCCTGCACTTTATCTAGTAATGGCGTTTGTTCGAAGGCGTGCGGCGTGGCCATATCCTGCTGATACTCACTGCTCTGCATGAACGCTGTTGCGACGCTAGCGAGCCCGTGCTGTTGCGCGTAGGCAGTCCAAGCGTTCAAGCCGCCTTGATCGGGATTGCGGTCCAGCAAGAGCTTGTACAGCGCGTCTACTTGCATACCAAGCATGTTCTGGCCAGGCGTATAGCCGCCATTGATGATAGCCTGCATTGATGCATCGTCTAGTACGTCGTAAACGAAATTGCCTGGATTACCGTAAGGTGTATTAGGGTTAGCAATCGGCAAATTCAGATGGTTCGCGCCCATATCGAGCGCCGTACGAATATCGGATTGGGTCAGCGTATTGCCGAACTTGGCCTGCAGGCACGAAACCAGCGCCGATACGCGAGGCGCGGCGAACGATGTCCCCACCATTCCTGAACCATCCAGCGAACCGCCATACGTCACGTAGTTGGTAATTCCTGGATGTTCGCTGGTGTAACTGGTCAATTCCCACTGGTTTCCCGGCGCGTTTGTATCACCTGCACTGACGACAATATTGAACGGGCTTGCAGCAGGCTCATTGACAACCAGGAACGGTGCCCCGTAATTTCCAGCAGCAAAAACCATTGTTTTTCCAGACTGGAAAATCTGCAGGCTCGCTTGATAGGCGGCATTGTTCTCAGTTGGTAGGCCGTAGGCGTGATCAAGTGTGTACGGCGCGTCCCAGCTATTGTTGATTACGAGCGCGTTGGTATGCTGCGCAGCGTTTAGCATAGTAGGGCAGAACGTGCTAGCATCAGTCGGCATCTGAAGCGATTCATCAATGTTCGCCGAATATCCCAGCATTGACGCATATGCAGAAAATGTAGCTTCTACTGCTGGTGCATGATTCTCATTCGATGAATTGTTAATATCATCGATCAAAGCATATGAAGCGATAGGCATGACAATACTCCGAAATGAGTTTTACCCATTCCGGAGCATATCATGTCGTTCATTTATCTATACCAATACTGCAATGCCAGGTAGACCGATTTGCGAGCTTACAAGAACGGTAGGTTGCCTTGAGAACTCAGCGCCTTCAAGAAGAGTCTTCGCACGATTACGTTTCGACCCAAGCCAGAAGGAAGTACGGAGTGCTTCCAATGCTGCGCGACGGTCTTGTGTTTCTAGGTCATCCGCCAGAGCCTTGTTAAGCAATTTTTCGTTACGCATCATGCCTCCTTGTCGTAGTAACCGGCTAGCGCCTTCAGAACACGGATCAAGCTATACACAGGAACAATGAATAGTCCAAGGATGAACAACCATCCTGTATATTCGTGATACCAAAATTCATCACCATTGAGCTTAAGGAAAATCTTTAACTGCAGCCCTATGATAGCGGCAGCGATCACGCACAATTCAAGCTCTACGAAGATGACAAGTTGTTTGTAAACTTTCCTCATGGTCGCCAATCAGTTCATGCTGCCTGTTGGTGTAATGAAGTTCATGATATCTGCAAAGGACCAGAAACGACGACCATCTTGCACGCGAGTACGAATGCCATACAATGCAATTTCTTGCATCACAACTCGGTATAGATCGCGTGGATTCAATCCTAGGATAATCGAAGCCTCTGAATGAGGAACGAATCTTTCGCTATTGTTCATTACTGGTACTCCTTATTCATTGTTGGAAACCAAACAAGCTACGAAGAAATCCTTGTTGCTGCATATCATACTGATTACCACAAATAATAGTTTGCTCAGGATTCCTGACATCAGGCGTGAAAGAGTAAGTCTTTATGTACTCTTCCAGCTCCTTAGCTTCTGCAATGGCATTGTCAGCCATCTGCATCTGTCGTTCTAAGTTCTCAACTTCCGCAGAGAGGTGCGCTGAAATTAAATTTTCCTTGTCCCCACGGCTGAACTTGATGACAAGTTTCTTCAGCTTCTCTATATTGCCTTTTATCTGCTGTTTTTCCTGCTCAATACGTTTCTGATGATTTTGTACAGCACATACCATCTGAGAAACTAGATCGACAGTCAGCGGATCATTGTGTGCCTGAAGCACATCACGTAGAACACGCACAGCGCCAGCATGCAATTGCTCTTCCTTGCTTGGGCCAGATCCTGGATAGCTACCTGTCTCGTCATACTTCTGTTTCAGTTCCTGGTTGCTCAGCACTGAATAAGCGCGTTCGATCTCTTGAAACTTGGCAGTCGCCTCCGGCGCATCATTGCGGTCTGGGTGCCACTTTGACGCCAGACGGCGGTACGCAGCCTTGATCACCTCGGATGTGGCGTTGTCGGGGATTTCTAGAACGTCATAAAGATTCATCATTTCTCCCCCATCAATCCACCGCCGAAGTCGTCAGGGTGCGGCCATTGCGGCCGCGCTTGTGCCTTGTCTTCGAAGTCCAGCAAAACGCAGGCGTCGCCTAATTTCATCATCTGATGAGTGCATCCAGTTGTTGGGATAGGAAGCCCATTCATCCAGTTGCTTACCTTGTTGATAATTTCGACCGCCTTTGCGGATCGCTGCTGCGCATCGGCCAATTGCCGCTGAAGTTCGCCAATCTCCTTATCTTGCCGCAGCCAGCCGGCATTGACGCGGTCGAACGATGCTTGTAGCCGATCCATCTGGGCGCGGAGTTGGTCGCGCTCCTTCAAAACTTCGATGGCAACATCTATATGCCTTTCATACGCTCGTTCCGCCGCCACCCGCGCCGCCTCGGTGCGCTCCAGCGCCCTCCTAAGTTCCGCCGCCTCGCTCTTGGCCGCATCCGCTTCGGCAAAATCGGTCGGTCTATCCAGGCCGGCAACCCGCTCGGCCCAGGTGAGGATTTTCTCAGCCATGGTTCATCTCCTCGGCCGGCGCGGCGGCGAGCACATCGGCGGCGAATGCATGCAGGATCGTAGAGGCGATGTTGTCGGCATTAGCACTGGCGGCATAACCACCTATCTTTGGGTGCCGGACGATGATGTGGCCATCGCCTTGCGGCACCAGCTGCCACCCCTCTGGAACGCCCTGCGCGGCCGGCTGCGGTCCGATGTATAGCTCGTCACCGGTCTTGCACTGGTCCAAGTTCAGCCAAGCGATACGTCGATTATCGCCATCCATTGCGGTTATCCGTGCCACCGGATCATGGCGTTTATTGGCGCTGCGCCATGCGCCCCCTTCCCATGCATACCCAAGGCGCTTTAGCGCTTCGCGTGCGGCGTCATCGGCATAGGTTGCCACCCGCTCGCCCTGCGCGGCCGGATGCGGGTGGGTATAGAGCGGTTCACAATGATCGGGAGCATCGGCTGGTTTTTCGGTGGAAATCTCAACCCATTCATTGAGTGCTTCACCATCCCATTCTCTGCATAACCACGCGGCCGGCTCCGCGCCCTGGCTGGCGAGGGCGGCACGGGCTTGCCAACCGCGCCAGGCTTGTGCCGTTGCAATCTCGGCGTAAACGTCCGAACCTTCGTATAGCATTTCGATGTTGAAATCCTCGCTTACGGCCCACTCTTCAAACTCCGCCCGCTGCCCCCCGCTCGGCTGGGGCTGCTCGCGCTCCAACTCCTGCGATGCGTCAACGAGCGCTTGCATAGCTTGTTCCTGCGATGCAGTCCCCGTCACGCTGGCGATAATGGCGTCGAGGTTGAGCACCCTTACAGCTAGGGTCGGGTCGCCATATGCATCTACTGCTACCGAATCACAAGCGGCTTCACGCACTGCTTCGCCCACCGAGCGCAACTCACGGGCGTGGCGCTCCGTCAACTCAACGATTTCCTCTTCCAGATCACAGATATAACAAGATCTTTCATGGTGCCCATGCTGGCAATCTCGTTCGTTGTTCATGCTGCCTTCTCCTTCTCTTTCTTAGCCATACGTTTAGCCTTCATCTCATCTTTATGGCGATCGTAGTATCTTCTAGCACTCGCACGCATTCTGTCTCTGTTAGACTCCTGCCACACATGAACCTGTGTCTTGTGGCAGTCGTAGCAGATATTTCCAGTGTGCGTTCCGTCTTTTTTGTTCACACGCTCAGCACGTGCCCAGTTCAGTCCGTTGTACTCCACGCCGCAGCGGATGCAGGTTTTTGCTGTCATGCTACGCGCTCCCTGAGTTTTGCAAGTACAGCCTGTACATCGCGCCAGAATGCCAGCAAACCGGGTTCTAGTACGCGGTTGATATAGGCTTCATCGCGTTCGATTCGCTGGACGTACAAGCGATATGGCTCAGCTTGGCGCGGATCGTAGCTGATGAATTCCCACCACTGGCGTCCAGTGACGAACATGCATCCTTGCACTTGTTCGATATGGTCTTCAGGCATGCCATCGATCAATGTTTTGATATGCACCTGAGGATCTTTAGGGCACTTCATTTCCATTCCGCCATCTGGACCAATCAGGCCATCAGGGCTACATCCGATGAATTCATGTATCGAATGCAATACAAACTCCGACTCCATCACCAGATTGCCGGTCTTGAACTCGTATGCCTCGCGTGCATACTGCTCTACATCCTTCCCCCACTGCAGTGAGGAACTATTAACTTCAGGCTTCGGCTCGCCTGATAGAATTTCCGCCAACAGCTCACGCAAATAGGTATTTCGCGCCTCTGTTGGCTTATCCGGCTGCCGCTTATTCATGGCAATGGCGTCAGAAAATCGGCTGGCGGTGATTTTCCCTGCACGCTGCTGATGCCATGCATCTGTACGCTGCTCAATCATCGCTAGACTCCAGATTTTGCATGTTGGCTTTGCAAAGCTCTTTCAGCCGTGCGAACTCGACCGACCCGACCATGGTTTTCTGTGCATCGCTCATGGATTGCCATGTCTTCCCAAGCCCAGGCCAATCACCATCTATTGCAAGAACTTCAAGATCGGCAATCAGGCTTTGTGCCTCTTCGCTATTCGAACCCTCTACCCTGGCACGCTCCGCATAAGCAGCCGCTGATTTCTGCGCATCATTCACACTCTGCACAATACGCTCTGCCTCATCTTGGTCATAGATTCCAGCGAATCCAAAGGCCAAGCGTGAACACTGAATCAGCGACTTGTGGCGATGCATACGGTTGCCGTGCGACTGCCACGGTCCAGTATTTGGGCGATAGACCTCACTCCAGAATTCGCGGGCACGAATGGGGCGACTTCGGTCTTTACGGTAGATCAGGCATTCGATCCATTTGTGATGCTTGCCGTCCTCGGTGGCCGGCCCGTATTCGAACTCTATCCCATCCAATTGCGGATGCTCATTGATGATGCGACTCCAGCCGTCCACGCCGACCACTGGCACGATCCCATTGTTCTTGTCTGGGAAGGCATAGATTTCCTTGGTCCAAGGGTTTAGTCCGTACTGGTTCGCCACAATCAGAAGCGCGGTCATCTGCGCATCGGAGACTTGGCCTTTGAATGCCGTCGCCTTGAGCGTGGCTATCAGCTCCGTGCCGTCTCCCATATCGAAACGGCTGGCTAGCTTATTAGTAAGCGATACAAGTGCGGTGCTCATGATTTCCTTTCCGCCCGAGACTGTGCCGGGACATTGATTTAATGCCTATTCTTCGATCAGTTAGAAAAATTAACCATCTCAGTTCCTTCCGTGGTTGTAGGTCAGCACGCAGCCATTGGCGTCGCGGGTGTACTCGCTCCAGTAGCCTTTGCTGTCCTTGTAGGTCAGCACGCGGCCATCGGCGTCGCGGGTGTACTCGCGCCAATCGCCTTTGCTGTTCTTGTAGGTCAGCACGCGGCCATTGGCGTCGTAGGTGTACTCGCGCCAGTAGCCGTCGCTGTCCTTGTAGGTCAGCTCGTTGCCATTGGCGTCGTAGGTGTACCCAAGCGGTATGTCATTGCGTTCGGTCATCTCGGTTCCTTCTGTGGTTGTAGGTCATCTTACTGCGTCGATGCGATCAATATAAACACACAGAAATTAGCCGTCAAGCACTTTAGTTCGTCCTTGCAAGAACAATGGTACGGCGTATAATCCAGTTAAGCATTCATAAGGAGAATCCAATGCTTCGTAAATCTGAGCTGTTGAAGCACTTCGACGGCAGCACCGTTCTGACTGCCAAGGCGCTCCATACAACACCACGTAACGTTATCAAGATGAAAGAAGAACTAGGCTTCGCTGCCATCGGTCGCATATTCGTGTATCAGCGCGACGTGTTCTGGATCATGGTCCGCGATGAGATGAGGCGACAGGAGAAGAAGCAATGAAGAAAAGCACGCGAATTGAGTTGCTTGACTATCTTGACTGGCAGATTAAACAGTCAGAGAAGTTGGCGCACATTCCTGAGATGGCTGATCACATCAAGAATGTTCGTCGTTGGCGAGAAGACATTATGATGCATGGTCCATCTGATGTTCCGGAAGAAGCAACATTCGCCATGGTAAAAGCAATGGCCAATTACGCGCATGACCATGATGAGCCTGCAAGCACGTTCTATCGTGGGATGTGGAAAGCTGCCTTGGATGAAGCCAGGAAAGGAAAGGAATAACAATGGAAACCACATGTGAAAGCTCTGAGGTCTACACAGACCAGAGCCTGGCACTACAAGCCGCGCTGATCTGGCGTACGTATGTCCTTCGGCTGCTGGAGCAGGCTGAGGAAAAGGAAGAACAGGAATATGAATGAGCTGGCTCTTTTCGCGGGCGCTGGTGGAGGAATACTCGGCAGCCACATTCTTGGATGGCGCACCATCTGCGCCGTTGAGTACAACCCATATGCGGCGAGCGTTCTTGCCCAGCGGCAAAATGACGGACTTCTGCCGCCTTTCCCAATATGGGATGACATTCGAACCTTTGACGGATGCCCGTTTCGAGGCATTGCTGATGTCGTATCTGGCGGGTTTCCATGTCAAGCCTTTAGCACCGCAGCTCGAGGCAGAAATACTGCGGAAGACCTCTGGCCGGAAATGCGACGGGTCGTGGCAGATGTCGCTCCCAGGTTTGTCTGGGCCGAGAATGTCTCAGAGGAAGCGATTGACGCAGCGTGCGACGACCTCGAAACGATGGGTTACGAAACCAGGGCAATTTCCCTTGGAGCGGAAGACCTGGGTGGCGACCACATTCGGAAGCGGCATTGGGTTCTTGCATACGCCGACGACAAAAGCCAACTACTCGGCGGCCTCAATGCAGAAGTGGCCGTCCGCTCGTTCGTTCGTCACAGTGTTTGGCAGACCTCACCCTACCAACCAGGAATGGCTGATGGGGTGGCCTCTCGGATGGACAGATATACAGCCGCTGGGAACGGACAGGTTCCAATCGTGGTTGCGGCAGCACTCACTGCCCTCTGTGCTGCATGAGGCCGCTTAAATGACCTACATTCTGCAACTTCCAGGCTGGGAAGCCACCGGAACCCGCACCGAACAGGGCGAGTTCGTCATCGAAGCCAAGTACAACGTGCCTGCCACTGCCTGCATCAAATGTGGCAGCAACAGCATTCAGATTGCTAGCAGAAAGGATGAATGAATCATGAAACAATACGCCGACGAAGACGAGATGCGCGATGATTTGCGCGAGTCTCTGGATAAGGAGTGGCAGGCCGGCTACGACAAGGGCGCGGCTGATGAGCGGGCGTCCATCGTTGAGTGGCTGCGCGATCTTGAGGGAGACTATCTAACGATCCGGGCAGCAAGCGAGCTGGCGGATATCATCGAAGAAGGAGGATACGAATGAACGCCAAGGACGAACAGAAACTCGATTCGATGCTTGACGCCATTGAACATTGGGTTCGGGAAATTTTTAAATCTATGCGCCTCGACGATGATGCTTACAACTACAAGGACGAAGCACGCGCCGAGTTGAAGAGCCTTCTCATACAGATCAGCGAGGATGGTGACGACGATGGGAAATGAAGAACTAGATGAATATGAGCGCTATTTGCTAGAGCAATTGGCAGAGCTAAGACATTGCTACCTTAAGGCATGCGAGCCATATCTGAAGAAGTTGGCCTACATCCATGCTATGCGGGTGCCCGCACCTGTCATCTTGGATACGAGTAAGTATGATTCAGACCTGCTCAAGCAGATAAAGAAGATGTGGAGTGATAACGATGGGAAGTAAGCCGAAAATATACAAGAGCCGTGCGCGTCCATCATACTGGATTTGCCACTCTGGCGTAACTCAGGGCTATGGCGATATGCCTGAGGAAACATACAAGTCTTGGCATAGGCGTATTTTTGCTTTTTATGCTGGCTTCTATCCGACCTATGAAGCTGCCGCATCAATGCTTTCATGGGCGACGCTTGGAATCTGAAAATTCTTCAATATCAATGAGTTAGCATAAAAGCAACACAGCATCACATAGTCTCACGTCATATGAAGAGTTCGCTAACATAGCTGTATCGCTTGTTTCTCCTGTGTGGCGCAGGATGGGCGATACAACGGTGCGCAGTAGACTGGAAATTGGCCTTTTGGTCTGCTGCTGGCGGGTACAAGAGTTGCGTGCCGATCTTGTACCCACGCCAACCGGCAGTAGAACCAAAGGGCCTTTTCACGTTTATAAGGGTTGAAAAATGAGCTTTGAAGCTATGTCTTGGGCTTCCAAGCAGCGTACTGGTAACAGTTCACGCAAGCTTGTTCTACTTTCCCTAGCCAACCATACCAATGGTCATACAGGCCAATGCAATCCACGCATTAAGCTGATAGCCCATGAATGTGAGATGAGCGAACGCTCTGTGCGTGATCATCTTCGAGCTTTGGAAGCCGATGGATTCATCCGTGGCGAAGAACAGTTCTATCATGGGATACAACTTCCTACGCAATATTTCCTGCTTATGGATGGCGTGCAAGAGTTTCACCACCCCCGGCAGAATTTGCCCCACCCCCCGGCAGAATTTGCCCCACCCCCCCGGCAGAATTTGCCGCCCTATAACCAGGAAGATATTAACCAGGAAAATAACCAAGAGAGTGCTAACGCACTCTTGCGTGGCAAGCGAATCGATGTTCCTGCCGAGCAGATCGTAGAACTTTACAACTCAATTCTTTCTGATCGCTTGCCAAAGGCTATCAAGCTTGATGACAGCAGAAAGCGTTCAATCGCTGCACGTTGGAAAGAGATGCTTAAGAGCAAAGCCTATCTTGACGAAGAAAGCGGATTGGTTTGGTGGACCGACTTTTTCCGTAGGGTACGTCTTAATCCGCACTGGCTTGGTGACAATGATCGCAAATGGACGGCAAGTCTTAACTGGCTTCTGGACACAAAGAATTTTACGAAGGTTTTGGAGTATCGAGCGTCTACGTTCATGACCAAGGCCACCAGGGAGGAACTCAACCGTGCCGCAAACCGCACCATCGGCGTAGGCGAACAGTGGGATGCCCCCCCCCCACAGCGTGTCATTCCTGATCCGCTCTTGCTAGAAGGCGAATACGATGAACTCCCCTATTGAGCTGACCTGGGTTCGCTGGATTTTCAAGCAAATGCGTGGCCGCTTCGGTTCGTCGT